ACCGACCCCCGCTCGGCAGATTAGCCCGACCACGCCGTATTAAAAGGCAAACCGCGCTTGCAAGCTATGGGCGAAAAACTCTCTGAGCTTTCTTTTGCCATTCGTCTGCATCATAAAATAGGTGGCGTGGAAAAACGTTATCAAGCCTTGCTGTCCGCACAAGCTAAACAGGAAGCCATGCCGTTGATTATCGGACGCGGCAAATACAAAGGCAATTTTGTGATCACCGATATTTCCTCTGCGACGTTGTTTACCGACAAGTTCGGCAATGCATTAGCACGCGAAATGAATATCACCCTGCGCGAGTTTGTTGGCGACATGGACGACAACCCATTGGGCGCAGCACTGAATTTAGGCAGTAATTCCCTATTAGGGTCTATCTTGCCGGAAGGTGCGGTGAAAGCCTTGTCCGAAGTAAAAAAAACCGTGCAAAAAGGCGCAGAACTGTTTAATCAAGGCAGACAAATTGTAGATGAAGTCAGAAACACCATCGCCATCGTACGTCAATTAGCCGATGACCCGATGGCAGCTCTTGCCTATTTGCCTGGCGTGTTGGGCAATTTAGACGGTGCGTTGGGCAGTTTCGGTGAACTCACCGGAATGTCCGGATTGTTCGAAGGCATTCGTGATGTCTTGCCGGCAATCAGTGAGTTCAGCCAGGAAGCCAACGGTATTTATTCCGATTTAATGGTTATGAAAGACAGTTTGACCTTTGGCAGTCAATCTAACGGCAGTAACTGGGATGACTGGTTTAAGCCTGCGGATAATGCGTTAAGCGACATTAACGAACGCATTGACAATGCGGCCACACCTGTCGCCGCTATGACGGCATGGATTGTTTTACGCGAAGACGAGGATGTGACACATGACACAGCAGACCGTACTTAAACACACCGTAAAACAAGGTGAACGCTGGGATAATCTCGCCTATTACTACTACGGCAATGCGCTGGAATTTGCGCGTATTATCAATGCGAATCCGCATATTAGCCTGTGCGAAGTATTGCCCACTGGCGCGACCGTATATATTCCGGTGTTAGACATTAAACCGACCAATAACGATTCTATGCCGCCATGGCTAAGAGGTGGTGATGAATAACGTTCCAATGCCTGATTTCTCCATGCTGTATGACAAAACCAACATCACGGCAGATATTGAACCGCATTTGCTTGAGCTGACTTACACCGATAATCTGGAGGGCGAATCGGACGAATTGACGGTTGCCTTTGAAGACATTAGCGGTAAGTGGATTCGGCAGTGGTATCCAACCCAAGGCGATAAGCTCAAAGCGGCAATCGGCTACAAAGGCGCACAGCTCACCGACATTGGCGCGTTTGAAATTGACGAAGTGGAATACAACTACCATCCGTCCTATATCCAAATCAAGGCATTAAGCACCGGCATTGCTCAGGCAAACCGCACGTTAAAGCCGAAAGCCTACGAAAACACGACACTAAAACAAATCGTCGGCATTATTGCCGGGCGTTTGAAACTGAAAATGGTCGGTACGATTAAACATATCCCGGTGAAGCGCGCAACCCAATATCAGGAACGCGACGTGGAGTTCTTGGCGCGCCTTGCCCGCGAATATCACCACAGTTTCAAAATTGTGGGTGAGCAGTTGGTTTTCACCGATAAAGACGAACTGGGCAAAAGCGAAACGGTGGTGACGTTGGAAGAAAAAGACACGATTTCTATCAGCCTTCGAGACCGAATCAAAGACACAGCGAAAGAAGTGGATGTCAGCGGTTATGACGCCAACGGCAAAAAAGTCATTAAAAAACGCAAAAAAGCCAAGGCACTTCGCGAAAACATGAAGCAGGCGCAAAGTGCAAGCGGTGACACGCTGAAAGTGGTGACACGCGGTGAGACGCAAGAGCAAATTGACGCACGTGCTGATGCCGCACTAGCGGAACAAAATGACGACCAGACAGCGGGCAATATCACGGTGATCGGGAATCCGAAATTAGTGGCAGGCAGTACGCTCGCCCTGCGTAATTTAGGTATTTTTAGCGGTAAATACCTGATTAAATCTTCCCGTCACAGTATCGTACGGGGTGGTGGTTACACCACAAGCCTTGAAGTGCGAATGTTGGAATTTATCCCGGATGATTTACTTAACACTAGCGCAGTAAGTGAGACAACACAGGAGCGAGATAATGAACACCCATAATTTTGGTGCAACCTATCAAGAAGGCATTGTGTCCGCCGTTGACCCAGCAAGCCATAAAGTGCGGTGCAAAATTCCTGCGCTTGAAGACTTGGAAACCGCGTGGCTTTCGTATCTCACACCTAACGCAGGCGGGAACCAGTTTTATTGCCTGCCAGACGTGGGGGAATTGGTCGCATTACTCCTCGATGCGCGAGGTGAAGGTGGTTGCGTCTTAGGCGCAATCTACAACACGCAAGACCCGACACCGACGGGCGACAGTAACATTTGGATGAAGAAATTTTCTAACGGCACGGTAATTAAGCACGACCGCAAAAGTGGCAACGTCGAAGTGTCTGCCGTGGGTGATGTTCTGATTAAGTCACCTTCGAAAGTCACCATTGATTGCCCTGAAACCGAAACTACCGGCAATCTGCTGGTGAGTGGCTCATTAACCTATATGAAAGGCATGACAGGTAACGGCGGAGGCTCCGGTGCGACGGCAACCATTAACGGGTCGTTAGAAACCAAGGGCGGTGATGTGAAAGCCGACAATATCAGCCTGAAACAACATAAGCACACTGAACAAGGCGATGGCAAACAGACCTCCGCCGCACAGTCATAATTCTTTAAATCAGTTTAAAATCCAGCCCTCTCATAGCCTTGTATCATCAAGGCTATGAACACACAAAACACACTCCTCACAACACACTGGCAACTTGCACCAAGTCTTGATTCTCAGACGGTGCAAGGCGTTGATGACATTCATCAGTGCATTGACCATATTCTTTCCACGATGAAAGGAACAGATGTGTTGCGTCCTGAATTCGGCTCCGATCACTTTCAATATATCGACCAACCGGAAGATGTTGCAATTCCAAACATCGTGCGCGAGGTTACGTTAGCTCTTCAGCGTTGGGAGAAAAGAATTAAAGTTGACTCGGTCAATGTAGAAGGGACTGCCCCGCACTTTGATTTTTTGATTTTTTGGTCGCTTACCGAAGACGTGCATCGTGAAATTTACGCCACGAGGATTACCGGATGAATAGAAATGAAGTGAAAGTCGTAGACGACAATGTTGAAGGCATTTTAAGCGAAGCGATTTCTCAGTATGAAAAACGCACCGGGAAAATCTTACAGCCGGCGCACATTGAGCGTTTACTGATTAATGTTTATGCCATGCGCGAAAGCCTGGCAAGACAAGGCATCAATGAAGCGTTTCGTCAGACATTCCCGCAATTTGCCACCGGTCTTGCGTTGGATTTATGCGGTGAAACGTTTGGCTGTTATAGATTACTCGAGCGCCCAGCGCGCACTATTTTGCGTTTTAGCATTAACGGCGAACATCCGTCTGTAGTTATTCCAAAAGGCACGCGTGTTTCGGTCACCGATGACATTGAATTTGTCACGTTAAATGATGATGTGATCACCCCGCTTATTTCTTATGTGGAAATCGAAGCCGCCTGTAATAAAGCTGGTAAAGTCGGCAATGGTTGGGAGCTTGGGCGTGTAAAAACACTCAAAAGTGCGGTCAATTTTTCAGGTGAAATCACTATCGCCAACATTGATGTGCCAAGCGGCGGTTTAGCGCGCGAAGAAGATGACGACTACCGCAAGCGAATTCTTGCCGCACCGGAAGCATTTACCAGTTGCGGTTCGATTGCCGCTTACGATTATCACACCCGCGCCGTGTCACAAGACATCGCCGATGTGAATGTATCCAATCCACGTGGCGGTTTAGTGCGCATTACCGTGCTCACAAAAACAGGCTTGCCAGACAGTCGTTTGCTTAATGATGTAAAGCAATACGTTAGCCCGGAACGCCGTCGTCCGTTATGCGATACCGTCGAAGTGATTGCACCGACTAAGCGTGATTACCAAATCAATGCCACATTAACGCTACTAGACGGCTACCGCGAAGACATTGTGAAAACCAAAGCCCGTGATGCCTTGCAACTGTATTTATCCGATAAAACCAAAAAACTCGGCATTGACGTTGTGCCGTCTGCCATTATCAGCGCATTGCGTGTCGATGGCGTGTATGACGTGAATCTGATTGCCCCGGCAAAAATCATCGTAGGTGAAACCGAATGGGCAAACTGCACCGCTATCAATATTGAAGTCGCACCGGAGCGTAGCAATGGCTAATTTGACTTATGCGGATGTGATTGAACGTGAAACCAAATACAAAACCTTGGCAGATTTAAGCGGGCGCATGAATGCGTTGGATAAAAGCAAGGTGATGACGACCTTGGTCGAATTGCTTGATGATGAATTTATCTCATTGCTAGCTGAAAAATGGAGTGTAACAGGTTACGACGGTGCATTTTTAGCGGAAAACGACCATTCAAAACGAAGTTTAATCAAAGCGGCTATTGAACTGCACCGATACAAAGGCACGCCTTGGTCGATTCGTGAAGTGTTGCGCCACTTAGGTTTCGGTGAAATTGAAATCGATGAAGGATTAAAAGCACGGACTTATGAACATAAATTTGTGCAGACGATACCGTTAAGTGATAAATGGGCTTATTACGCCATTCGACTAAATCAACCGATTACTAATGACCAAGCGCAACAACTACGTAAGATTTTACGTAATTTCGCCCCAGCACGTTGCACATTAGCCGTACTGGATTATAAATCTGTACCGCTACGTTACAACAACAAAGCCCGTTATAACGGCAGTTATAACCACGGTTCAAACTAGATTTAAACCTCATTTAAGGATGTTTTATGGCTAACCTGAAAGAACAAGAAAAGTGGGAAGACGGAGTTTATCAAATTGAAGAAAACGACCCTGTGCTTGGCGGTGAGAATGGCGTTACAAATAGACCAATTAAACAGCTTGCCAACCGCACATCCTGGCTTAAAAAGACTTTAGAGTTATTAGGTAAAAAAGCAGCGCCGAAAGATTTGACCGACTCCAGTGTTAGTGCGATTGAGCAGGATGGACATACGCATAAGCTACCTAGTGGAACAACATTAGGGAAAGGCATTGTTAAACTTAACTCACAAGTTACAAATGATAGCGAGCAAGAAGCCGCAACACCAAAGGCCGTGAAAGCAGCGTACGATAAAGCCTCGGAAGCAAAAGAGGCAGCTAATGCGGCGCAAACAAGCGCAAATGCGGCGCAGCGCACGGCAAATGATGGAGTGTCGAAAGCTAATGCGGCGCAAACAAGCGCAAATGCGGCGCAGCGCACGGC